GATCAGGATTACTAGGATTGCAATCTTCTGCGTATACAACCATCTTTATACGTTTTGCTACATTTTGCTCAAAACTATCAATAAATCTTTGACCGTATAATTCCAACCCTGGTTGATGAAAAGTTGTTACCACAGTTATGTCTGACATTTAGAACCTCTGTTAAATATGCTATACAGAAGTATTTACATATGAAATTAAGTTTTTTTACAAAGTTTGGCGCTTTAAATAGTAAACCAGTATTTGATGCATTTAAAAAAGGCTGCCAATTAAATGACTATACTGTGGTAGAAAATGATATGTCTGCCGATGTTGCTGTAATATGGAGTGTATTATGGAACGGTAGAATGTCTGGCAACAGAGCTGTTTGGCAAAAATTTCAGGCTTTAGGCAAAAATATAATAGTACTAGAAGTTGGCGGAATAAAGAGAGGTACAACTTGGAAGGTTGGCCTAAACGGAATAAATCGAAAAGGAATCTTTGTACCCCAAGGCAATAATGGCGACCGAGCAAAATCACTTGGTTTAAAATTGCAACCTTGGGAGAAAAACAATGGACCAATTTTAATATGCGGACAGCACGAAAAAAGTGAACAATGGTCTGGAATGGACTCGATGTCTAATTGGATAGTATCAACAATAAAAGAAATAAGGAAATACACTAATAAGCAGATTATTGTGCGTCCTCACCCTCGATTTCCATTTAGTATACCAGCAATGGATAATGTTATAAAAGAAACACCGAGAAAGTTACAAGGTACATACGACGACTTTAACTACGAACCAAACAGATATTCAGCAGTAGTGAACTGGAATAGTAATCCTGCTTGTCAAGCAGTAATTAAAGGAACTCCTGTTTTTACAGGCCCTGACAGTTTAGCATATGACGTAGCAAATAAAAGTTTTGAAACTATAACAAATCCAATAACGCCAGACAGGACGCAGTGGTTAAACGACTATGCATATACAGAATATACATTGTCTGAGTTAGAGCAAGGAATGCCGTTAAAATACTTGACTTTATAGTATTTTTCTAGTATAATTATTTTATGAATGTAGATAATCTAACAGTTGAAGACTGCCTAGAATTTCTTGTTGGCTTTCAAGATACTACCAATAACTATAAATTTGTAATAGCAGACTCAGACGTGTCTTTGCTTAGATCGATAGCCAAACAAGTTTTTAAAGGTACGGCTTTAACAGATAGGCAGTTAGAGTTATCTATAGCTAAAGTAACAAATTATAGTGATCAGTTTCAAGATGCTGGCCTTCGAATAGATAACGCTGTTCAAGGTTTAACTAGATTACCTCTTCGTTCGATAGATAGATCAAAATATATTAAGATTGTTGAAGGTCAAACAAACGACCAATTATGGATTGAAATAAGATTTCCTTTTAATAAAAAAACTATTCTTCAATTAGAAAAGATAAAAGAGGAGTGTTCTAAGAAATTAGGAAATATTTATCGATATGATAAACACACAACACACAGTCATAGATTTCATTTAAATGAAGTTACAGCATTTTATATAATAGATACTTTCATAAACAAAGAATTTGAAATAGAAGAAAAATTATTGTCGTATTATAAAGCTCTCAAAGAAATTGTAGACAATCAAGATAATTTTATTCCTGGAATTTATAATTTACAATTTAAAAATATAATACAAAGTTCTTTAGATTATATGCAATCTAATTACGGAAATCCAAACATTGCAAATCTTTATATGTTTAAAGATAGACAAAAACTTTTAGGTTTAGAATATTTAGATTCAAATGACCTTATAGAAAGCGAAAAGGATTTGTCTGTGCTTACTAGGAAAATTATTCACAGAAACAAAGCAAACATTTTGATAAAACCTCAGTCATGGAAAATTGATGAATTAGCATTTAGTTTAGCAGAACTTGATAGATTCCCCCTTGCAATTCTAATAGACGAAACAAACATTCCATTTGACCATTTGAATCTGTTTTACCAAAGTTTTAATAATTTTGTAAGCAACAAAGACGTAAGTGTGCTTTTTAGATTAGATAATGCATCTAATGAAGGTAAAATTTTCAATACGTTTGTACAAGAAACAAATTTAAATAATCCGGTTGCAGAAAATACAAAAATAGTGTATATTAGTAGAAGTAATGTACCAAAACCTTTAATAAAAGAAAATTGGATTCCTAGTGCAGTCGTGTTGTGCGACAGTTTTAGGTTAACTGATAAAGTAAGTAAGTTCACTTTAAACTCAGACTTGATTATACATTATGATAATCAGCCTAGTGCAATGTTTAAGTATAACAGAACAACTTATGGGTATAATGATGCTCTTGAGGAACTATGACCAGTTGTAGAATAATAGTTGAAGACGAAGTAAATGTAAAACTTGAAGGCCTTCCTGTTGACATAAGGCGCAAACTTTCAAACGCATTAAAGTTTGAAGTTCCTTATGCACGATATATGCCCCAGTACAAACTAGGTCGCTGGGACGGCAAAGTTGCGTTCTTTGGTATTGGCGGCACTGGCTACGTAAATCATCTTGATGTAATCTGCGATATTTTAAATAAAAGCGGAGTTGAAATTACTGATATTGAAGATAAAAGAGATCCAATAAAATTAGATTTTCCAACTATTACAGAACGCTACTGGGCTGATCAAGGCGTTGTATGGCCCAAGGGGCATCCGGCAGAAGGCGAAGAAATCATTCTGCGAGATTATCAAGTAGAAGCAATTAACAACTTTTTAAAGCACCCGCAAAGCCTGCAAGAAATTGCAACTGGCGCAGGTAAGACAATTACCACAGCAACACTAAGTCATATCACAGAACCTTATGGGCGTAGCCTTGTTATTGTACCTAATAAATCTCTTGTGACACAAACCGAAGAGGATTACCTTAACTGTGGACTTGATGTAGGAGTATACTTTGGTGATAGAAAAGAAATAGGCAAGACTCATACAATATGTACTTGGCAAAGTCTAAATATTTTAGACAAGAAAAGTAAAAACTACGAAGACGTACTAAGTCTAGCAGAGTTCCTAGAAGGTGTAAGCACAATTATTGTTGACGAAGTACATCAAGCAAAAGCAGAAGTACTTAAAAACTTGCTTACACGCAACCTACGTAATGCTCCGATACGGTGGGGACTAACTGGTACTGTACCCAAAGAGGCATTTGAGTTTGAAAGTATCCATGCAAGTTTAGGACCTGTAATAGGTAACATTACTGCAAAAGAACTACAAGACAAAGGAGTTCTGTCACAGTGTCATGTTAACATTTGTCAGTTAATGGATGTGGTAGAACATAGAGATTATCAATCAGAACTAAAGTATCTAGTAACTGATGATGCAAGAATAGAATACATAGGCAAACTTTTAAATGGAGTAAAGGAAACAGGCAATACTCTAATTCTAGTAGACAGAATTAGTGCAGGCGAAAAATTACAAGAACTTATACCAGGTAGTGTTTTTGTAAAAGGAGATGTAAAACTCAAGGACAGAAAAGAAGCATATGACGAAATCAACGAAGGAACCAACCACGTGGTTATTGCTACTTACGGCGTTGCTGCTGTTGGTATCAATATACCTAGAATATTTAACTTGGTTCTCATAGAACCCGGCAAATCATTTGTTAGAGTAATACAAAGTATAGGCAGAGGCGTAAGAAAGGCAAAGGACAAAGACTTTGTGCAAATTTGGGATATAACTTCAACGTGCAAATTTGCAAAGCGACATTTAACACAAAGAAAAAAATTCTATAAAGAAGCACAATATCCCTTTACAATAGAAAAAATAGATTGGAATTAAAATGAGAATATTAACTTTAGAAAATAGATGTTTTATGCTAGAAGACTTACCAGAACAATTAGAAGATGATGTAAGATTTAGTGTTTTAGATAATTCAGATCCAAGTAACCCAGATTTCTTTTTCATACCTTTAGTCTTTTTAGAAAGTTTTTCAGCACCAGCAATGGTACTAGATATTGGTGGGAAAGAAATCACAATGCCGTTAGATTGGAGTGTTGTGGTTGGAGATCATTATAGCGGCTTAGATCTAGAAGTACTTCCGTTAACTAGTTTAAATGATAGAGGCTTTGAAGCCTTTGTCTTTAATCCTTTAACAGGGTTTAAAACTGATTTCCAGGACATAAAAATATTAAATTTTTACAACGATGTTAAATGGTATTTTCCTAAATTAAAAAACGGACAGCTATTAACAGTGCCGTTAAATAATACTCCGGAACCGCCATGTGCATATTTTGTAAAAGACATTAGTAGACAAAGTGAGTGTATAGATTACTCAAAATTATTTTAGAAGGACCGAAAAATGAAAGCAGGAAAAATATGGGGTCAAACAGAACTGATCCATGCAAATGGTGTATTAGAGTTTCATCGCATTGAATATAAAAAAGGATATCAGTGCAGCGAACATATGCATAAATTTAAATGGAATGGCTTTTTTGTAGAGTCAGGAAAAATGATTGTGCGTGTTTGGCAAGACGAAGAACAAACAGGTCTTGTAGATGAAACTATACTAGAGCCAGGTGACTTTACACAAGTTAAGCCAGGAAAGTTTCATCAATTTGAAGGTGTTGAAGATGGCGTTGCATTTGAACTTTATTGGGCTGAGTTTAATCACGACGATATATGGAGACGCACTATTGGCCAACCAACCAAATAAATTAATTCCAGGTCAAGCTCTTATATACGAAAGAGCCAACGGTGTTGTGTATGCAAAGTATAGAGATGCTCCTCATAATACTATACCTAGATGGATTGTCGGTGGCGACCCGGTAGGTATAGCAAAAGCAACTGGAAAATTTTTATCGTATTCTGAATGGGAAGATTTGTGTGTAAAAGCCGAAGCTAATCTAACTTTAAAGAGTCTTATGGAAAAACTAGTAAATACTTATTACTTAGTTAAGGATAATAATGACTAATATGTTTGAAATAGATGACGAAGCAATTCGTAATCTTGTAATACTTGCAAAGGAAGGTGCAGAATTTGACCCAATTGATTGGGGAGATTTAAATATTTCAGAAGAACAAGCGTATATTATGATGGCTGCTCATGTTCTCGAAATGGACTTAGAAGATTTGACAAGTCGTGCAATTATTGTTAAACTGTTAGTTGAAAATTTTGTTCTTAATCTTAGACTAATGGGAAAACGATGAACGACGATTATATAACCCTTAACGACACTTTAGAAGAACAACTTCGTAGACAACTTATTGATCTTAACAAGCAATGTCGTGCGTTAGAAGAAGAAAATAAAATGTTGCGTAACGAAGTGCGTATATTAGAAGAAGCAAAATATAAAGCATACAAAAAAATCGGCGAACTAACATCAGAAGTCAATATTAACAAACGAACATAGTACTTGACAGCTCTAGTACAATCTTGTATAATAAAGTATGAGTGATAAACTGCCTTTAAAAGTAATACTCGCTTGCATTGATGAAAATGCAAAATCCGTATGGAAGGAATTAACCGACGAGCAAAAGAAATGTGTAAATTTTTGGTTGCTTAATAGATATGCTAGTTCTGTTTTAGGCAACAGAGATGCACAAGAACTTGCTGTTATTTTAACAAACGAATATTATAATAAAAACTGGAATGAACTAGGAACAAGACATCCGCAACTACAATGGCAATTATTATGTGCGACACGTGATGCTAAAAGTAATATTAGAAAACATCAATGGATCGGTTTGAAACAAAAAAATAAAAGCAATAGCAAGGCAGTTAAATTTTTAGAAAAACTATTTCCTAATATGAAACAAGATGAGGTAGAATTACTTGCTAGAATATCTACAACAAAAGAACTCAAAAAACTGGCTGAAGAACATGGTTTCGAAAACGCAATCTGAAAAGCCTTATGTATGTGAGTACTGTGGTACTGGTTACACTAAGGAAAAAACTTTATCAGTACACGTTTGCGAACAAAAAAGACGACACCTACAAAAAAATGAAAAACGAGTACAATTAGGCTTTTATGCATTTAACCAATTTTATAAATTAAGTGCAGGAGCAAAAAAGGAAAAAACATATGATGAATTTTGCAAATCTCCGTACTATAACGCTTTTGTTAAGTTTGGCAGTTTTATTAGTAACGTGCGGCCCTTATATCCTGAGAAGTATATCAATCATGTAGTAACTAGTGGCGTAAAATTAGATCACTGGTGTAGAGAAGAAATGTATGAAAAATATGCTATTGAATTAATACGTAAAGAAGGTGTAGAAACAGCACTTGAACGCAGTATAATGACTATGATGGAATGGGCAGAAGAAAATCCTCCTGCTCCTTGGAATCACTACTTTCAACACGTATCATTGAACAGAGCAGTATGGCATATTAAAGATGGTAAAATATCACCTTGGTTAATTTTAAATTGCAAAAGCGGAAAGCAATTACTTAATCAACTTAATGAAGAACAACTAAGTATAGTATATCACATAATGAACCCTGAACATTGGGCTATGCGATTTAATAGACAACCCAAAGACGTGCAACTAGTAAAAGACGTTGCAAAAGAGAGTAATTTATAATGCCAGATATTGACATAGATTTTGCAGATAGAAATGTAATATTAAATAAAATACAACATCGTGTTGCAAAACTAGACAGTGATAAGAAACACAACACTGGTGTATATGTTACAGAAATTCCTCATAATCCGATTGATAATCTCAGCACAATAGAACACAAGACCGCAGAAGAACGCGGCTATTTTAAACTAGACTTTCTCAACGTTTCGATATACAAAGATATACGAGACGAACAACATCTCACAGAACTAATGAACAAGGAGCCACTATGGGATTTACTGCTTCACGACGATTTCAACAACAGCGTCTTTCATCTCAACAATCACGGAGACGTGCTACGCATTTTGCAACCCAAGAACATAGAACAACTAGCAGCAGTGCTAGCGATAATACGTCCAGCGAAACGACATCTAGTCAACGAGTCGTGGGACACAATACTCAAGGAAGTGTGGACAAAACCTGAAGACGGTTCCTATTATTTCAAAAAGGCACACGCTGTTTCTTATGCTGTTGCTTGTGTTGTGCATATGAATTTGCTAGTAGAACAATTGAATGCCAACGTATATTGATATTAACAAATTTAGGCCTAATGAAGATCGTGTTGATCCATCGGGCTATAAAGCTCGTATTCCTAAACCTCCACAAACAAAAGGTTATCGTATTTTAAGACAGAGAGCCATTCAAGGACGGGGTACCCCCGACAATCCTACGGGTGTTCCAACAGCAATAAAATCATCTGAGCCTGTAAGTGTTGAGGCAAAATCAGAATATTTAAGAACAGTGTGGCCAATATTTGATGCAGGAGGTGTTCTTCCTAAAAAAGCTGAACAGTACATACAAGAGTTTTACGATTACATTGTAGGAAACGACTCAAGAATGACCGAACTTGTTAGATTGATTAACAAAGAAAAGTTACAAAGTATTGCAGAAATAGGAATTTTTACAGGCCATCTTACTCGAGAGATTTTATCAAAGTGTCCTACTGTAACTCATTATTACGGAATAGATCATGTTAAATTTCCTAAAACATGGAAAACAATGGCAAAAAAATATAATAAAAAACTAGAATGTATCCATACAACAAGTATTAGTGCTGCTCAACAGTTTGAGGATAATCAACTAGATTTAGTATTCATAGATGGCTCTCACCGATACGATGATGTAAAACAAGACATTGAAACATGGTTGTCCAAAGTTAGGCCTGGCGGGTTTTTAACAGGACACGATATTGATCAAGATGATGTTAAAAGAGCAGTTGATGAAACTTTAGAAGATTATAAATTTGTTGCCCCTCGAACTTTTGTTTTTCAAAAAAACTAATTACTTACCTTTTCTAACCAACTGAACAGATCGACGTTTTACTCTTTTAGTAGATAGATCATTCAAATTAACTGCCGGTCCAAATTTCACTGTAACGTCTTTGCTGTTCATTGTTTGAATTGCATACCTAAATGAATCCATGTCGTTTCGTAAAAAAATATTAATAGGTATTAATCGATTAGATTCCCACCACCATGTTTCTCCCATTAGAAGAAAATGCTTTTTTTCGGCTTCGGACTTTATGCGATTATAATTGTACATAGAGGTGACCTGGGCGTCTTGGTTTATTATTATACCAATATGCTCTTCGTCCCCGTAAGTTACAACACTTATAAATGGAAAATTTTCTTCTATATTTTTTAGTAACATTTCAAATAAATACTTTATGCAACTTGTACCTAGATATTTAGTTCAAAATAGAATTGAAATTGCTGTGAATGACGCAGGATTCGTTACGGAGTATAAACCAGTGTATCAAAGACAAATAAAAATATATAGAGGAATAGATAATGTAGTTCAATTTAAATTATTGAATGCCGACCAAAAACCAATTAATACAAACCTTTACACACCTAAGTTTGTAGCATTTGATGAAAATAATGTTTTAGTTTTAGAAAAAGATGGAGAAGTATTGAGCGATGGTTCTAGCAACGTAAAAGGATTATTCCAAGTTACTATTACAGAAAATGATTTATTAAATCTAAAACAACAATATATTAGTTATAACGTTTATTTACTTGACAGCAATAACGCAAAAACTTTAACTTACACTGATAGCCATTTTGATAATCGAGGAAATATTTTTATCGACGGAACAGCCTTCCCTGGGCCTCAACCAACATATTCAGTAAGTACATTTACAGAAACTGATGTAAACAGTGATATTTTTGTTTCTGAAACTATTTCAGCTCAGCCAGCACTAAATGGCAATGAAGCTCTGCACACTGCTGCATTTTACACATCTGCTTACTCTGGCAACATAGTTGTACAAGCAACCTTAGATAATCAAATAGGAGAAAGCACAAAATGGGCTGACATAGCTACAGTATCTTTTACAGGTTCAGAAACAGAACCAACTCCTGTAAACTATAATGGTGTCTTTAGTTATGTTAGATTTAAATGCAATGCTGATCCTGCAAGCAAAGTATCAAAAATATTAGTGAGAGTATAGTATGTGGAAAGCAATAAGAGAGTGGTGGTTAAAACTAATAAAAGAAGAATATGAATTAGAAATTTATTTTCCTGCTCATATTGAAACAAGTGCAGATGGCGTAACGAAAGAAACCTGGGCTCCAAAAATCTACAAAGCAAAGTCTATTAAAAAAATAACTTCAACACATTTTCAGTTCGTTGATATAAATGGCATCCCTGTTGAAATAAAAACAGTTAATCCAGTTGGATATAATCTAAGAAAAATCTATTAATTTTTACTTGACTGAATGTACTACATACGTTATAATATTAGTATGAGTACAGTATCTAATACAATTATGACTTATCTGCCGCCAAAGCGTAAAACAACGCCTAGTGGCTGGATATCATTTAATGCTCCGTGCTGTCATCATAACGGTACTACAGCAGATACTCGACAACGTGGGGGATTAATAAGTAATCCCGACGGCGGCATAAGTTATCATTGTTTTAACTGCGGGTTTAAGGCATCTTGGCAACCAGGCAGAAACTTTTCTCATAAAATGCGTAAACTGTTCCAGTGGTTAGGAACACCTGACGATGTAATCAACAAGGTGGCACTAGAAGTAATGAGAGAGAATGAAGGTGTTGAAGCAAAAACGCAAATAGCTCAGCTGCCAACATTTAATACTGTGCCGTTGCCAGACGATGCTGTCAAGATTACAGACATTACAGACTTCAACAAGTTTAGTATGGCTGTGCTCGAGTATATGGCTGCACGTGATCTAAACGTAGATGATACAGACTACTACTGGTCACCTAGTTTAGGTTATCGTGATAGGCTTATTATTCCGTTCTATTATGAAGGACGCATTGTAGGTTGGACCGGGCGCAGTATTATACCTGACAAGAAGCCCAAGTATCTTACAGAAGTCCAACCTGGTTTCGTGTATGGGTTAGATGAACAGGGGCACAAAAAGATATTTGTTGTTGTATGTGAAGGACAAATAGATGCAATTCATGTGGAAGGTTGTGCATTAGGTGGATCAGAAATATCAGACCAGCAGGCTATGTTGTTAAATAAATTGCAAAAAGAAATAATTGTTGTACCAGATAGAGATAAAGCAGGCAGCAAGTTAGTTGAACGTGCAATCGAATTAGGATGGAGTATTAGTTTGCCTAACTGGGCCGACGATATATTAGATATTGGCGATGCTGTACAACGTTATGGTAGACTGTATACATTGCACAGCATTGTTGCAAGTTCACAAAACAGTCCGTTAAAAATTAGACTAGGAGCAAAAAAATGGTTCGTTTAAAAAGATGGCTCAAAAAACTTTGGAGCATTCTAACTTGGCCTTATCGTAAAATTAAACAAGAAATTGAATTTCGAAAAAAACTAAAAGAAATACAAAAAAAGGATCCTTTTATATACAAATGATTACTTGGGGTATATCAGCAAACAGTCACGATGCGGCTATCGCTGTGTTTGTAAATAACAAACTAGAGTTTGCTAGCCATAGTGAACGATACAGTGGCATAAAAAATGATCCAGACTTAAATAAAAAAGTTATAGACGATGCGCTAGAATATGGAGAACCTGACGAAATAGTTTGGTACGAAAATCCATATAAGAAAACAGTACGTCAACTGTATGCTGGTCAAGGACTTACTTGGAATGACAACAATATTAAAAAATATCTACAAAAGTATGGAATACGTGCTCCTATTCGGTATAGCAGTCACCATGGTAGTCATGCTGCCGCTGGCTATTATACTAGCAACTTTGATAATGCTTCGATCATCTGTATTGACTCAATTGGAGAGTTTGAAACCTTAACTGTTTGGCAAGCCGATGGCGACAACATGAAAAAAATGTTTTCGCAACGTTATCCCCATAGTATAGGTTTATGGTATAGTGCTATGACGCAACGTGTAGGACTTAAACCAAATGAAGATGAATACATTCTTATGGGAATGGCTGCTTATGGTGATCCTATGCGACTATTCCATGATATACTAGAAGATTTTTTTGTAACACAAGCAGTAGCAAATCCTAAAGTAAAGTTTAAACACAATTTACACAGAGGTTGTAAATGGTGGCGCCCTGAACTAAACAGCGAACAAGATCTATTTGATATTGCTGCTAGTACACAGGCAGTGTATGAATACATCTTTAAAAATATTGTAGAATGGACTCGTTTTAATTTACCTAGCGATAATGTAGTTATTATGGGAGGTTGTGCATTAAATTGTGTAGCAAATAGATGGGCTGAAGAAACATTTGATAACGTATGGATCATGCCTAATCCCGGCGATGCTGGTAGTGCTGTTGGTGCTGTATTATATGATAAAAAACTTCGTATAGAATGGCCAGGGCCGTATTTAGGACACAACATAATAAAAATATATCCTATACAAGAAATTATAGATACTCTAAAAACAGATAGAATAGTCGGAGTTGCGTGTGGCCGAGCGGAGTTCGGACCTAGAGCATTAGGTAATCGAAGTTTATTTGCTGATCCTAGAGGTTCAGACATAAAAGACAAAGTAAATAAAATAAAACGTAGGCAGAAATTTAGACCGTTTGCTCCTGTGATACTTGCTGAAAAGGTTCATGAATATTTTGATGTTCCTAAAGGCTGGCAAAGTCCATTTATGCAGTTTACTGCTAAGTGTAAATATCCAGAAGCATATCCTGCTATAGTTCATGCTGACGGGACTAGTAGAGTACAAACTGTAACAGTATCAGATCATCCTGCCCTTCATGCTCTACTAACAAGATGGGGAGCAGAAACAGGAGTGCCAATGTTGTTAAACACTTCGCTCAACATAAAAGGCAAGCCTATAGTAAACGACGAAAAAGACGCTGAAGCTTTTGAAAACTATTACAAAGTAAAAGTTTTATAATGAAGTACTGCTTTCACCACATACCTAAAACAGCAGGTAGCAGCCTTCAACTGAGACTGAGTCATAGAGAACATATAGGACAACTACCGGAAGGTAGCACACTAGTAGTGTATCCTATGGGAGCTGATACTAGATTTTACAGAGTATGTGAGGACAAAGATTTCAATGAGAACGAAAGCATAAAAACAGCATTTTTGAGAACATATAAAAGACCTCGTACTAAACGCAGTGCTAGTATTGTAATGGGACACTTAACTACTGTAGGACAAGCCGGGGAACATTTTACTTGGCTTAGACATCCGTTAGAAAGAGATGTTAGTCACTATAACTATGATAGAAAGTTTGGTAATACTGTAGCAGAAGATTTTGAAACACACGGACGTAGCCTTGCCGGAAATTTTCAAACAGTTTGGCTTTATAAATTTTATCTCGGAAATATGGATACACCGCCTATGGAAAAAATGTTTTCTGTAGTCAAAGATACATTACACAATAAATTTAAAAAAGTTTGGACAAGTAACAATTTTGAAGCCAGCTGGGACTTTATAGCAAATATGTTAGACGTTGATATTGAACCAAGGCTACAATCAAATATAGGCGGAAAAGAATATAATAAATCAATATCAGTGGATAAATTAGATAGCAAGTTTATAAATTGGCACGAAAAGCATAATTCTTTTGACTACGAACTTTATGAATTATTTAATATTGACTAATAACCTAAGAGACTATATAATATGCATATGACAAGACAGAATACAGATTACGGATATGATATACAGAAAGTATATCTTGAAATGTTTCTTACTGACGCAGCATCTTTTGTAAGGTGTCAAGGCGTATTCAATCCTAAAACATTTGATAGACGTTTAGAGCCAGCGGCACAATTCCTTACTGACTATGTAAGTGAACACAATGCTCTGCCTACGTTTGAAATGATTAATGCTGCTACTAAGGCTGATCTAAGAGATCCAGGTACACTACAAGAAAATCACTATGATTGGTTATTAGCAGAGTTTGAAACATTCAGTAGACACAAAGCACTAGAAGAAGCAATACTTAAAAGTGCTGACCTACTTGAAAAAGGCGAGTATGGTCCTGTTGAAGATCTAGTCAAGAAGGCTGTACAAATTGGACTGCAAAAAGATCTAGGTACAGACTACTTTGCAGATCCTAGAGGCAGACTTGAAGCAATTAAAGACAACAACGGTCAAGTTACAACTGGATGGAAGAGCCTAGACAAGAAACTGTTTGGTGGGTTCAATAGAGGTGAGTTAAATATCTTTGCTGGTGGTTCTGGTGCTGGTAAGAGTTTGTTCTTGGCTAACCTAGGTGTTAACTGGGCAGAAGCAGGAATGAATGTGTTGTACTTGACGTTTGAGCTTTCAGAAGGTTTAGTCAGTATGCGAGTCGACAGTATGGTTACTGATATTCCCACACGTGATATATTCAAGAACATCGACGATGTTGAAATGAAAGTCAAGATGATTGGCAAGAAGTCGGGTGCGTTTCAAGTCAAGTATATGCCAAGTGGTAAGACACCCAATGACGTAAGAGCTTATATCAAAGAGTTTGAAATAAAAACAGGCAAGAAGGTTGATGTAATACTGTTAGACTACTTGGATTTGTTGATGCCTAATGGTGCTAAGGTAAGTGCTGAGAACTTGTTTATCAAAGACAAGTTTGTGTCAGAAGAACTGCGTAACCTAGCAATGGAATTGAACACTGTGTTTGTTACAGCATCACAGTTGAACAGAGCTTCAGTAGAAGAAATAGAATTTGATCACAGTCATATATCGGGCGGACTTAGTAAGATACAAACAGCAGACAATGTGATTGGCATCTTTACAAGTCGTGCTATGCGTGAGCGTGGACGTTATCAAATACAGTTAATGAAGACTAGAAGTTCAAGTGGTGTAGGTGCTAAAGTAGATCTAGGCTTTAATGTAGACAGTTTACGCATTGTAGATCTCGATGAGGATGAGGATGATTATCAAACTAACACTGCTAAGAGTTCAGTGTTTAGTAATCTTAAGAGAAGCAGTAGTTCAACAGAAGTCCAAGATGATCCTAGCGAAGGCGATCCAGTAGGCAAAATACGTGCTCAAACTGACAGCACAAAGTTAAGAGCATTCCTTAATAACTTAGGAGAAGAATAGGTATGCGGTCAGTATACTAGATCGCGTATACATTACCAAAACGATACTGACCATGCATACACACCGATTCCGCCGCACTGTTTTAGCGTATATGACCGGTTTGAAAAAAGATGGCTCTTTATTACAAGACCTTGAATTTACAACCTGGTAAATATTGCTATGAGTAAACTACGATATCTTGTAACATCAGGCTGTTCTTTTACAGAAACCAAAACAGGAATGCAGACTTGGGCCGCATGGCTGGCCAAACACTATAAATTAGAATTACACAATCAAGGAACTGGTAGTCAAGGCAATCAGCACATTTCACGAAAACTAATTTATCAAACCAATCAATTGCTACTACAGGGCATTGATCCCGAGCAAATTATCTGTGTAGCAATGTGGAGTGGACCTAACAGAACAGAGTATTACAATCCCAATCCACCAGACTACTATCCGGAAGGTGAAGGACACGAAGTTAATCCAGATAGGTTTGTGCCCAACGATCGAGGAGGCTGGATAATACAGAATTCGCACTGGAACAGTTGTGAGTCTTGGTATCGAAACTGGGAAAGTATAGAATCAGGACAGATTAGACTGTATGAAAGCATTATTCACGCTCAGTCGTGGTGTGACGCACAGGGCATAACACTGGTACATGGACTGTTTAAGAAAGACG